AGCAGTTGATAGGGCGTTTTTAGCACACCTTCAAATAAGTGCTGATAAGGTAACGGCAGCAAGTGTTAATGGCATACATGTAGCAGTTACCCTAACAGCTGCAACACAGGCAATCACTACAGAAATTACTCAACCTAGTATTACAAGGAATATTACTATTACTGGTAATGCTGTAGGTATAGCTGGAAATGTAGTTATAAAAGGTACAAACTATAATGGTGATGCAATAACTGAAACTATTGCACTTAGTGGGGCAGCTACAGTATCAGGTGCTAAGGCTTTTAAAACTGTAACAGAAATAGATTTGCCTATACAAACTAATGTGGGTACTGACACTGTAGCTGTAGGTTTTGGTGAGGTACTTGGATTACCTTATAAACTTTCTCATAATACAATTTTAGCTGCTTATTTAGACAATGCAAAGGAAAGTACAGCTCCTGTGGTAACAGTAAGTGCTACAGCTTTAGAAAGCAATACAATAGATTTGAATAGTGCTCTTAGTGGAAAAGTTGTTGATGTTTATTTAATAGTGTAGAAGGTGGTTAAATGAGCGTTTTAAGCCTAGATGAAGCTAAAACTTATTTACATTGTGACTTAGGATATACAGATGAAGACACAGATATACAATCTTTAATTGATACAGCAGAAAAATATCTGCTTAATGCAGGATGCACGTTAAAAAGTGATGATCCAACAGCAAAATTAGCTGAAAAGATGCTAGTAAATCACTGGTATAACAATAGAGAACCTACGGAAAATGCAAATAAGCTTTTATCATATGGGTTACCAAGCCTTATTATACAGCTTCAGAATTGTTATTCTGATACTACTACAAGCTAGGTATTCAATCAATAATAGAAATAAGGTGATAAGTTGAATCCAGGAGAATTAAATAGAAGAATAGAAGTCTGGGAGAAAATTCCTACAGAGAATGAACTCGGTGCTGATGATTTTTTACCCGGAAAAATAAAAACTATATGGGCTAAGATAGTTCCCCAAACAGGAAAATTACAAAGTCAAAGCAATGCAAACACTCTAGTTGCTAATACATCTCATAAAATAATTATCAGGTATGGTTCTGGCAAAGACATAAAAAATGATAACTGGCTGATGTATTTTGAAAATAAAGTTGATAGCGATACTTATGCAGAGGCTGCAGCTAAAAATCAAAACAGTAAAGTAGGACACCGGTTTGATATAAATTATATTTTGGATCCGTATTTTGCACATGAAACTTTAGAATTATTCTGTACTGAAAAAATAGGGTAGGTGATAATATGGAAGATGGCTTTGACATACACGAATTAGATAATTTTACAAAGGATTTATTGGCCTTAGCAGAAAAAGAGTTACCCAAAGAGACTAAAAAGTTTATAAAGAAAAATGCCAATCAGCTAAAAACAGCTACTAAAAATAAAGCAAAGCAGGTAGGTATAATAGATCAAACAGGAAATTATTATAGCCATTTTAAGACAGGAAAAGTATATAAATATCAAGGTTATTTATCTTGTCGTGTGTATAATGGTGCTGCTGTTGCTAATTCAAGAGGTAAATTTTTCAGCTTAGGAGGGATACTAGAAAACGGACACATGAAGGAAAATAAAAAAGGATTTATCCCTGGTTTTCATCCATTTGAAAAAGCATATCAAGATTTTATGGGTAAATATTATGGCAATTGTGAAGATTTTATTGACGATATGCTTAAAAATAAAGGCTTGTAGGTGATTATGTGAAATTAAAAATTATAGTTAAAACAGTAAATCTAATACTAAAATCAAAATTTCCAAATATAGATAGGCAAAGTACAGATATACAAGAAGGTTTTTCAAGGCCTTCTTTTTTTGTTACCACAGATAGTAATAAATCCGGCCAACAGAATGACAGAATTACTAATAAAAAAGTAGGAATAAGGATTTATTATTTTCCTTCAAATGAACATAACTGCCAAGTCGAATTACTGGAAATGCAAGACTCACTAGATGAACTATTTTCAGATGGCTTTATGATTCAAGATGGCTCAGACAATACTTATATAAATCTTGATGAAGATGGAATTGACTACAACATTACAGATGGTGTTTTACAGGCTCTCTTCTACGTGAATTACATGAATGAAAGTGACCCTGATGCAGATTATGATTACATGGAAGAACTAAATTTAAATTTATAGAAAGGATATGATTAAATGACACTTCATAAGCCTAATATAGATGTCGTTTTTAAAACTTTGGCCACTAGCTTTAATGCTAGAAATGCCAATAAGAACGTCATTTTGATTATAAAAGACGATACTGTTAAGACATTTACGAAGAAAGTATATACAAGACTTACGGATGTAACAGACAGCGCGAATTATACAGCAGCTAATTTCCAAGCCATAAAAGATTGCTTTGTATCTAATATAAGACAATGTACCGTTGTGAGAATGGATGAAACAGATGGTGTTATTGCAGATGCACTTGCAATAGTTGGAGGGTTAGAAGCTGGGTATGTTGGAATACTTAGTAGCGTAGCAACAGATCAGCAAGCAGTTGCGGCATGGATAAAAACACAGGAAGAAGCAAAGAAAAGTTTTAAAGGAATAGTTTATAGTCCTACTACTCCACCAGACAGCAGAGAGGTGCTAAACTTTACTAATACCCAGGTAACATTTAAAGATGTTTCTAGGGGACAAGCAGATGCATGGCAGTTTATACCTTCATTGCTTGGATATATAGCTGGAAGAGATACAGATGAAGGAGCAACTTACCTTGTTATGGAGAATTTAGAAAGTGTTGTTGAGTCAACAGATTTAGATACTGCTATAAATAGTGGACAATTAGTCCTCTTTAATGACAGTGGAGTAGTTAGAATTGTACTTGGCATAAATAGTAAAACTACATTAGCCACAGATGAAATTGAAGATATAAAGCTTATAGAGGTAAGCGAGGCTATGGACATAATACGTGACGACATAACTAACACTTATAAAAATGATTTTATTAGAAAATATAAAAACACTAATAATAATAGAGAAATTTTTATAAGTGCTGTGAATGATTATTTTTCAAGCCTAGCAGGGCAGGAAATATTGTCCTCTGATTTCGATAATAAAGCACAACAGGATATATCTGCTATGAGGCAATACCTAGTTAGCCAGAATGTTGACGCACGAGATATGACAGATGCACAAGTCAAGCATCAAAAATTTGGAAGGAATTTATTTGCAAAAGGAAATATAGAGATAGCAGAGGCAATGACAGATTTAACATTTACAAATGTAATGAATTAAAGAGGCAAGCCACATTGTCTCTTTTTTTATTGCCTAAAAAATTGAAAAGAAAGGGGTAATATAGATGGCAAAAGCTAAGTATATGAATGGTACCAATGGTAAAGCGTGGTACAATGGAGAACTAATTAGTAGATTAACATCCATAGAATTGAAACTTACTGCAAAGACAGATGATATTAACACTTGTGGGGAAATGGAAACAGACACGGCTATTCTAGGCTATTCAGCAAGTGGAACTTTAAAATTAAATAAATGGGCTGATGATGTTACAGCAGAAATGATGGAGAACGTTTTTAAGTGTATCACGACAGGAGTGCCGGACGATGCCAAGGTAATTATTGCATTGGAAGATCCGAGCACAGGTAAAGCTGAAAGGTATGCAATTAACGATATAGTATTTACTGAAATTAGTATTAAATGTGAGCCAAAGAAAATTATTGAACAGGAATTTCCGTTCAAGGCTGGAAAATGTGAACTTCTGGAAACTATGGCAAGCTAATAAGGAGGATTTAAAATGAGTAAAAAAGAAAATAAGAAAAAGCTTTTAGAGGAAAAGAAGCAAAAGTTAGAGCAGAGAAAGAAAGAACTGGAAGAGAAAAAGAAAAATGCGAAAGAATTTAGTATAGAGGATTTAATAGCTAAGAAGTTAAGAAAAGATGAAAGGAAAAATAAGGTTATTGAAGTTTACAGTGAGGAGGCTGACAGAAAATTAAAGGTTAAAATGCCTTCCGATAAGGCTGTATTGAAAATAATCAATACCATAGCGAATACAGCTGATGAAGATGGCAATGTTGACCTTGAAGCTTTTACAGAAGCAGTAACACCACTTATATATAATTGTTGCCCTAAACTGCATGATAAGGAATTGCAAAAGGCTTGTGAAATCGAAGGCGATTGTTGGGATGTTGTGGAAGTAATATTTAACTGGGACGAAAGAGTAGGAATAGCTCAGGAAATATTGAATAATAGTTCGGTTAACCCTCAGGAACTTGACGAAGACATAAAAAACTTATAGAGCAGGATAGATGGTGTAATACTATAGCCTTCTTTACTGCAAGAGGAAAAGACGAAGAAAAGTTGTTAAATGCATCTCCCATAGAAAAGATATTTTATAATAACGTAAAGGAAAATTACTGGAGGGAAAAAGCAGAATTTATGTCAGCTATGTTTAATGGAAAAAAAGAATAATTGGAATATAATCTCCAAATTTGCTATTATAGAGGTATAAAGGAAAAGAGGGGGGATTATTATGTTTTCCAAAGGTAAAAAATTGAAGGAAATGTTTCCTAATTATGATTTTTATGATTCTATATATGGTGATTTTTACCTACTTATAGGAAATGAAGATTTAATTTTTATAAATAAGCGGGATGCTAAAAAAGTAGTATTAAAAGAAATACAACCTGAAAGAATTACACAAATAGATGATTTAGAGGTATATCAAGATGGTAAAACTATAAAATGTGGAAATGGTGGCAAGGTGTTAGCAGGTGGAATTACATTTGGCTTACTTGGAGCGTTAGTTGGTGCCAATGCTAAACATAAAGAAATAGATTATGTAACAAGTTTAGGATTAAACATTTATGCTGATGGTAAGTTATATAATTATTGTAGTATAAAAACTGAAACTAAAAAGAATAGTTTTACTTATAGAATAAGTATAGAAACCTTAAATAGCCTTAGGGCAAAGTTATTAAAATTCCAGAACACAATTGAAGATACTATAGTAAAAGATGATATTATAACTCAGATTAAAGCACTAGCAGATTTAAAAGAGCAGGGTGTACTTACAGAAGAAGAATTTACTAAAAAGAAAACTGAATTATTAGCAAAGATATAAGAATCACTTATGTGGTTCTTTTTTATTAGAATATTTTTCTAATACCTCTTGACATCATTACATCAATACAGTATAATTGTAATTGTTGGGGGGTGGAAAAAATCAAGCAGATAACTATAAGACTTGATGATGATATTCACAAGATACTTAAATACTTATCCATTGATATTGGCAAAAGTTTAAATGAATATGTTGTGGAATTAATCAAACAAGACTTGAAAAAAAGAGGAAAAATAAAATAAGAGAAAGCTAATACCCGCAAAAGTAAAGTAGCTTTCTCTAATGTCCCAACTAATGTTGGTAAGTACATTATACCACCTTTAGTTGGGTAAATCAAAAGGAGGATAATGTATGAATAAAATTGTAAGCATCAATAATAATAATTTAACAATAAAGGAGTATGAAGGGCAGAGGGTTGTTACTCTTTGGGATATAGCAAGATTACATGGAAAAGACGTACGAAGTATAAGAATGAACTTTGAAAATAATAAAAGATATCTCATAGAAAAAGAAGATTATTATTTAATTGAAAAGCAAAGCGAGTTTGCTGTAAATATAATTGACAGCAAAGAAATAAATTATCATTCATTAAATGCTTCAAAGAATATACCTGTATTCACTGAAAGTGGCTATTTAATGATGGCAAAGCCAATGCAGGATGAATTGTCATGGCAAATTCAAAGACAACTTGTAAAAAGCTATTTTAAGGTACAGGAAATAAAGCAGAACATTATAGAAAATGTACCTTTTGATAATAAAATAGAAAAATTGCAATTAGAAAAAGAAGGCTTTAAACTTGCAATAGATTTATTGAAGCCTAGCAAAGTATCTGCTATAAAAATGTTAAAGGATTTTAATAAATCTCAAGGGCTTTCTACTGAATATTTACCAGAGTATGTAGATGAACAAATTGGCAAATCTGCAACAGAACTTTTAAAGAAATTCAATGTATCAATGAGCACTATAAAATTTAACCAATTAATGCTTGAACATGGATTTTTAGAAGAAAAAACCAGACCATCAACTAATAAAGCGGGGATTAAAAAATATAAATCTTTGACTGAAAAAGGGTTAAAGTATGGGAAGAACGAAAGAAGTACAAGAGGTAGTGCTCAAGAGACACAGCCATTATATTATGAAGATACCTTCATGAGATTGGTAAATTCTTTAATGGCATTAAGGGAGGTAATATAAATGAATAAAGGTTCTAATATTATCTTCCCAAATTTAAGAGCAGAAATGGCAAGGCAGGGGATAAAAGTAAAAGATATTTCTAAACTTCTTGATGTAAGTGAAAAGACAGTTAGAAATTATCTCAATGATAAAACTAAAATTTTATGGCTTGATGCACTAAAAATAAGAAATGATTTTTTCCAAAATTGCAGCATAGATTATCTTTTTTATAAATAGATTTATTTAAATAATTAAGCAGAGAAACTTGAAGCTTAGAACCCGCAATGGGGTATAAGCTTTTTTCTTTTGCAATAAACAAGAAGGGAGGCAAAGAATGTCCAGAACAATAGCAACAATACTGAATTTAAGAGACTTATTTAGCCCTACCCTAAGAGAGACGGTTAATAATACTAAAGAGTTTCAAAGGCAAATTCAGCATACTCAAAATGAAATTACGAAATTAAAAGACAATGTTTCTAATAATTTTGGAAATATTAAGGCAAAGGTAGCTGGAGTGGTAACAGGACTTGGAGTTGCTGAATTTGCAAAACAATCAGTTGAACTCGCTAGTAATCTTGTTGAAGTCCAGAATGTAGTAGACCAGACTTTTGGAAGTGGCGCAACGCAAATAAATAATTGGAGCAAAACTGCCCTAAACGCTTTTGGATTAAATCAATTGCAAGCAAAGCAATTTACTGGGTATTTAGGCGCTATGATGAAAAGTTCTGGAATAACTGGAGATGCACTTACAAAAATGAGTGAAAATCTAGTCGGACTTGCTGGAGATATGGCATCATTTGATAATCTTGATCCTGAGTTAGCTTTTGAAAAAATTAGAAGTGGTATATCGGGTAAATGTTTTGCCCCTCGCTATAGAAATATAGCATAGAAGGTCGAGTAAAATCGGTGAAAGCTAAGTTAATTAATTATATAAAATATGGTATAATATAAATATAGGATAAGTTTGAATTAGCTACTCAAACTGATAAGGGCATTTTCCTAGACGCCCTTCCTATTTAAACAATTCAATATCTAGGAAAATAAAACCTATAGGAGGGTTATTTATTATGCAAAAAATTAGTGGAATTTACAAAATAACTTGTCTATCCAATAAAAAGTTTTACATTGGTTCATCAGTAGACATAAAAAAGAGATGGAATGAGCATATATGGGAACTTAATAATGGCAAACATTGCAATAAGCACCTTCAAGATGCGTGGAATAAATATGGACAAGGCAATTTCAAATTTGAGATTATAGAAAAATGTGGTAAGAATAATATATTGCAAAAAGAGCAAGAGTATATTGATTTATATAATGTTTGTGATAGAACTAGAGGATTTAATATCTCCAAAGATGCTTTAGCACCAATGAAAGGAAGAAAACATAGTAAAGAAACTAGAAAAAATTTTTCCGAGGTAAGGAAAGGAACCTTAAAAGGCAAAAATAACCCAATGTACGGGAAACACTTAACCTTAGAGCAAAAAGAACATTTAAGAATGTTAAATATGGGACAAAATAATGCTTTCTATGGTAAAAAACATACTAAAGAAGCTAAAAACAAAATTAGTATAGCAAATAAAGGAAGAACAGTTTCAGAAATACAAAAGCAACATTTAAGTATAACTATGCTAGGAGAAAACAATCCTTTCTTTGGGAAAAAGCATTCTCAACAAAGTTTAAATAAAATGAGTAAAAATAGAAAAGGAAAATGTGCTGGTAAAGATAACCCAAATGCTAAAAAAGTTGTAAAACTTGATGAAGGAAATAATTTAATAGAAATATACGATACTGTAACAGAAGCAGCAAATAAAACTAATGCTCAGCGTTCACATATAGCATTAGTTTGCAGAGGAGAAAGAAAACACGCAGGCAGTTACAAATGGATCTATTATGAAGATTATTTAAAATTAAATAAAAAGAAAATGCAGAGTGCTTGATACCATAGCACTCTTTTATAATGTAATTAATTAATACGCTAATATCGAGGTAAGCTTATAGATTATGAAATGCTATAAAACACCGTAGAGCGTAGAGAGTGAATAAATATAATCTCTCCAAGAGTATTCGACACGATTATATATAGTATAATCTGAAAACCTAACGTTAAAACGAGGGTGAAAATGTACGCCGAACTGGGTATGAATTAACATACCGATAATCAATGAGGGAAACCTCCAGAAATAAAGGATAAAAAGCCTTTATGATAACATAATTGGAAACGGAGCCACTCAAAGAAATTGGCATAAATATGGATGTTGCTAACTTGAAGGCTTATGCATTAAAAGAGGGCATCACTAAGAGCTATGAAAGCATGAACCAAGCTGAACAAACAACATTAAGATATAACTATTTAATGAGTGTTACAGCCGATAAACACGGTGATTTTGCTAAAACACAACAAACTTTCGCCAACCAAATGAGGATTGCTAAAGGTAGTATAGAACAGGCAGGAGCGGGCATTGCAACTGGCTTTTTACCGTATTTAAATAAGCTCTTATTGATGTTTAATTCTGGTGGCTTGAAGTCAATCGGAAGCATTTTTAGTGGCATAGGAAATACAATAGTTAGTATTGCTAATAGTGCTAAAACTCCAGTGCAAAGTTTAACTAATAGTTTAGGAAATTTGGCAAAAACAAGTGGGCTAAAAACATTATTTTCTGGTATAGATAGTAAACCTCTTGAGACACTTAAATATACAATTAATAGTGTTATTTATGGCATAAGAGATTTAGTTAATTTTATAGCAGACCATATGACAGCCACTAAAACTATATTAGCTGGTGTTGCAGGCGGTTTTGTAGCAGCCAAATTTGTTGGTGAAGCACTAAAGATGCAAAAAGCTATAAAAGATGTTAGTAAAGGAATAGAGGGATTTAAAGGATTAAGTAAAGCAGGAAAGCTATTAGAAAGTGTATTTGGGTTGCCACCTCAAGCAGTAATAGTCATAGCAGCAATAGCAGCTGTAGCAGCAGGAGCATATTTAATTATTAATCATTGGACACAAGTAAAACAATTTGCAGATAATTTCTTTAATAGTGTACAAGGAAAATTTTTAACGGCAACAGTTGGAATTTTAGGAATAACTAAAGCTACAAAGGCACTAGGAATAACATTTACGGATTTAAAAATTACTGGACTATATGCTGCAGATGCAGTGAAAAAAATAGGACTTGGTATTGGTACAGGATTTTCTAAAGCTGGCCTATTAGCAAAAACTTTAGGTTCTAGTTTACTTGGAATAGGGAAAAGTGCACTTAGTGCAGCTAGAGATATAGCAATAATGACAGGAGGAATAGTAAAACAGGGTGCATTATGGGCAGCTAATGCAATTAAAGCTGGGGTATATAAAGTAGCAACTCTTGCAGTAGCGGCAGCACAAAGGACGGCTGCAGTGGCACAAAGAGTATTAAATATTGTAATGGATGCTAATCCTATAGTATTAATAATAACTGCAATTGCCGGACTAGTTGCTGCATTAGTAACCCTATATAATAAAAATGTTTGGTTTAGGAATAAAGTAAATGAAGTATTTGCATGGTTTGGAACATTACCCAGCAAGTTCAAGGGCTGGGCACATGATATGATAGACGGTTTTGTACAAGGCATAGAAGAAAAATTTGCACCAGTAAAAAAGGCGGCACAAGCTATTGCAGATATAATTAAAAAGATACTTCATCATAGTAAACCAGATGAAGGTCCCCTACAAACGGACCAAGAATGGATGCCGGATATGGTAAATGGTATGAACCAAGGTATTATTAATACCACTCCAAATATTGTAAAGGGCATAACAGATATGGCAGCTAACATGACAGTACCTATTAATAATTTTGTAACCTCTAGTAATACTCTAGGAGTAAATGCAGTGCAGGAACTAAGTGCAGGTATATCTAGTCAAGAAAGCAATGCAGTTACTACAGCGCAAAACCTAGCTACGAAAATATTACAAGGTGTTAAAGATATCTTTGGAATACGTTCACCTTCAAAGGCAATGGGTGATGTAGGTATTAACTTTATGCAAGGTTTCATAGATAAATTAAAGAGCTCAAATATAGCAGATGTAGTTAAGAAAGTATTTGGTGATATTGCAAGTCTAGCAAATGGAACTCTAGGCGGGGCATTAAGTGGTATAGTGTCTAATTTTATAAACACTGGAGATTTAAAAGGACTAGGCGGTATGCTTCAAGGTGTAATGCAAAATGGATTAAGTTTTCTTGGTAGTGGAAGCGTTAGTGGCAATGTAAGTGAATGGTTAGCTGCTGCATTGGCTGCAACAGGAACATCTATGGATTGGTTACCTGGATTACTTAAGCTAGTAAGTTATGAATCTGGAGATCCCGGAACACTAGGAAGTGGAGATGCTTCTTTAGTTAACAGTGTCCCTGTAGGAAATGAATATGCAACAGGGCTCTTACAGATGTTGCCTTCCACTTTTAGAGAGTTTACAGCGGGCATTGGAGATATAACAAACCCTGTAGCAAATGCGGCGGCAGCAATAAGATATATAAAGTCTAGGTATGGCAGTGTATACAATACCCCATTATTTACAAGTGGCGGCAGGTATAATGGATATGCAACTGGTACAAATAGTGCTAACAAAGGCATAGCAGAACTAGCAGAGGATGGGGCGGAACTTGTTACAGGCAAACAATTTAGAAACTTGCATGGTGGAGAACATGTTTATACAGCACAAGAAACAAAAGGTTTGCTAGGTGGTAAATCTATAAAAATGACAAATAACTTTTACTTTAAAGGTAATATTGGAAATGAAGAATTTTTTGAAGAAGCAGGTAGTTATATTACTACTAAGTTCAGAACAGCATTAGCTAATATGTAGGAGGTGTGCTTATGGATATATTTTTTAGTAGTTTAGACAGGTCACAAGTGTATAAGCTTCCTATCATTCCGGAGAATATGCCAGAACTGAGTAAATCATCTAAGAATGAAGAATTTGAGGGGGATGGACAAACATATAACATTCTTGGGAATGTAGGGCTAGCAACTTTTACTATTGATTCATGGATGCCTGAGTATGCAGGAAAATGTACACAGAGTTTTTGTAAAAGCCAAATTAATCCTTATTTGATAATAAACTTGTGGAGTCAAGCTATGATAGATAAAAAGCCAATAAGGTGTGTTCAAACTAGAAATGATGGTTCTGAAATATTGAATTGGCTTGTAAGTGTAGAAAATATGAGTTGGTACCCAAGGCAAAATAAGGATATAAAGTATAAAACAGAATTTAAGGAGTATATAAGTCCAGAAGAAATATTTATTGATCCAGTTAAAAAGCCTATAAATGATGCTTTAAATAATTTAACAAACGTTATAAAGAGTGTATTTAAGTGAAGGTGATGTAATGTCTAATGGATGGGGATTTTTTACGAATTATCTAGTTGGACATAGCTATAAAGATTATATAGACGTAACAAAATACTGCAGTAATTGGGCTTGGACAGATGATAAGGACACTATAGCACAAACTCTTACTTTTGACAGCATATTAGATTTTGCAGAGGGTAGGAGCCATATTATATTAAAAAAAGGTGATAAAACAATAATTGCAGGAGTAGTTACACAGAAACCGCAAAAAAAGAATAGTTGCAATTACACAGCACAGGACTACAGTTTTTACCTAAATAAAGACCAAATAAAAGTGTATCAATTTAATGGAGAGGATGCTAAAAGCTGTATTTATAGAATATTAGAAGATAATAATGTAGGTGGTGCTTGTATGACTTTAAATACTAAAATATCCAAGCTATATTGGGGCAAAACCTATATAGATATAATCAAAGACATTTTAGAACAGTGCAAGGCAGAGACAGGGGAAGACATTTTCCTTGAAATGCGTGGTACTGTAATGTGGATTGATAAAATTTCTAACATAAAGAAGCTGGATAGTTGTAAATATATTATGGGCAATGATTACACAGTAACCAGAAACATGGAGAATATGTGTAACTACGTAATAGTATCTAATAGTTCAACAGGCTCTAGTTCTGAAAGTACAGAAAGTACAACAGCACCAACTATATTAGCTACATTAAGGGATGATAAAAACATAGAGATATTTGGGCGTATGAGTAAAATACTTCAAGTTGAAGGGCAAAATGAAGCTCAGGCAAGAACAACAGGACAGAATTATCTAAATAATTTTGATGCAACCAACAGAGAGGTTACAGTAACATTGCTTGATGTAGTAAATGGCGAAAATATAAGGGCAAACAGACAAATGCCTTTGGATATAAGTAAATATGGAGTAAAAGGATATTATAAGATAAAAAATGCTCAGCATACTTTAAAAGGAGGCACACATAAAGTGCAAGTTACAATAGATTTTTCTGGTGCAAGTTTTGAGGACAACACAGTTTATAAAACACCTACAGGTAGCAGTATTAAAGCTTCTAATGGTAATAGTAAAGCAGATGAAATTATTAGCTACGCAAAGCAATTCTTAGGCAGGCCGTACGAACATGGCGGCGGCAATCCTCCTAATTCATTCGACTGTAGTAGTTTTGTAAGCTATGTGTTTTCACATTTTGGCATAAATTTAACTGCTTATACCTATGACATGATAAATCAAGGCACAAGGATAAGCATAAGCAACATACAACCGGGTGATGTCCTATTTTTCTATAATACTGGCCATTGCGGTATTTATATTGGAAATGACCAATTCATTCATGCTCCGCATACAGGAGATGTGGTTAAAATTAGTACATTTAGTGGAAGTTATTCGAGTGTGTGCAATGCTGCAATAAGGGTAATTTAGAGGTGATTTAATGAATTATGATGCACGTTGGGCTGAAAAAGGAGCTATGGAAATTAAAAATAGAAATAATCCACAAATGCTCGGGCATAAAATAGCAACGGTAGTACAAATAAATCCAATAAAGGTAAGCGTGCTTGATGGGCAGGCTTTTTTTAGTGAAGATAATGAAAAGCAAAAAATAATTATAGGCAATGCTTTAAAAGAATATAAACTACCTGTAACTGTTAGCGTAACAACCGATAGAGGTACTTACACAGGGACAGGCACAGCTACTCACGAAGGAATAAAAATAGGGGATAAACTTATATGTGAGTTTACACAGAGTAACCAAGAAATGATAGCTATAGACAAGGTAGGTGGTGATAATGGCAGCAACTAATATGTTACCTTTAATACCAGATTTACAACAGCAAATAGATAATATACAAGCTGCAAATACAAATATTGAACTATTAGGACGTGTAATTAAATTTGATTTTGTTAATAAATGTTTTGCATTACAGGATGGTAGACCAGTTGAATTGAGTACAGATGAAGAAAAGATACAACAATGGATACATCTTGTTATATTAACTTACAAAGACGATTACGACATTTATAAAGATACTGACTTTTATTGCAACGTTAAAGACTTAATAGGTAAAAAGATGATAGGATACATTGCTTTTTACCAGTCTGAAATTCAAAGAGAAGTTACAGAAGCCCTATTAAAACATAGATATATAGCAAGCGTAGATAATTTTTCCCTTACTAAAACTGATAAAAGAGCATGGAATGTGCAATATGTAGTTACCCTTATCACAGGACAGGTAGTTTCTAATGAGGAGGTGGTTTAGTGGGCTATTATGATGATAAAACAACAGATAATATTCAAGCTGAATTATTAGGCAATGTAAGTGATAATTACGATAAAACTATGGGTTACCCTACTTACGATTTTTTAAAAGCTGTAGCTATTGAAATTGCTAATATCTATACAGAATTATCGGACACTAGAGCCAGTATAGAGAGTCCTGACAATTTAAGTGGTGCAGATCGAGAGAAATTTGTAGTACAAAGGACAGGACAGACAAAGAAAATAGGAGCTTTCGCAAGTACAAACTTGAAAGTAAATGGAATTGGAATAGTAAAATCAGGGGATAAATTCGAGACAAAGGGCGGTATCTCACATGCTTGTACAGCTGATACTACAATAAATGGGACTGGTCTTGTGCCTATACAAGCTACAGAAATAGGAACATATGGAAATACTCCAGCAAATACTATAACGCAAATACCAGTAACAATTCCAGGAATAACGAGTTGCACAAACGAAAATGCAATAACAAATGGCATTGATGATGAAAGTGACGATTCTTTACTAGAAAGATATTATGGACACTTGAAAAATCCTATTGTTTCAAACAATGAAAATGCATTTGTAGCATGGGCTGAAAGTATAACAGGTGTTGGAAGGGCTAAATGTTTTGGAACATGGCAAGGCAAAAATACTACATTAGTTATTATATGTAATTCTGATATGCAAGTGGCAAGTACTGATTTAATAGAATTTGTACAAAATGCTATAGATCCTAAAGGCGTACAAGACAGCCAGGGAAATTGGTCAACTTGGGGCATGGGAAAAGGACTTGCTAGTGGTGGAAGCTATACGACAATACAAAGTGCCACAGCTAAAAATATAGGCATAACTGCTAATGTAGTTTTAGCCACAAATTATACGCTTGACCAAGTTAAAGCAAACTTTTCTAATTCTGTAGCAAACTATCTAAAAGATGTAGCACTTAAAGATGATACGCCAACAGTTTCATACGCAAAATTAGGAAACCTGCTGTATGAAACAGAAGGAATTACCGATTATTCTAATTTACAAGTTAATTCTGGTATTGCAAATATTCCTTTATCCTTGACAAGCACCTTATGTGAAATTCCTATTTTGGGGGCGGTGACATTAAATGTCTAGCAGAGATGATTTAATACAACATTTACACGAATTATATAGAAATGATCCTTATATAAATCAACTATATAATTCTATTGGACTTGAATTCGACAAGATAAAAGAAATAATAGATGTTTTAGGAGGACAAATTTATTTTGACCAGTTAACTGAAGACATTGGAATTCCATTGATGGAGAAATTGTTAAATTTTAAAACCGACCCTAATTCTAGTTTAGAAGATAAACAAAGCCAACTTGAAGCAAGATATAAGAGTTACGGCAAGTTCAGCATAGATTTATTGCAAGCTGTATGCAATTCATGGAAAAATGGAGATGTTGAAGCACAGCTTATAAATGGAGACATCTCTATTAAATTTGTAGGTGAATATGGAGTGCCTACGGATTTAGATAATTTAAAGAAGGCTATACAGGTAATCAAACCAGCTCAATTGATGGTTTTATATAGTTTTAAATATTTATTAATCAGTGAAGTAGAAAGTATGACATTAGACCAATTACAACAACAACCATTAAGCAGATTTGCATTTTAATTAAGATAGGAGGAGATTAAATGGCAAAAACAACAACAAATTTAGGATTGTATGAAGCTGAAAGCACAGATGGTTCAAACACATATAATATAACTACAATGTTAAATAATAACTGGGATAAGATAGATGCAGACAGCAAGACAAAAAGCGATGGCATAACTTCAATAAATAGTGCAATAGGAACAGCAATTTTAAGCACTACAGATAAGACATTAAAAGGTGCAGTTAATGAAGTAAAAAACAACATACCAACAGTTCCAAGTTCACTTCCTGCTAATGGTGGAAACGCAACCACAGTAAATAATAAAACAGCAGCATCTACACCACAAACCACAGAAAAAATTGATTTAATAGGAATGGTTAATGAAGTAAAAACCACAGCATCATCAGATTTAAATAATGCAGTAACAGGAGTTACAATTTCAGATTTTACTGGAAAAGTAACAGGAAGTGTTGTAGCAAATCCTAATATAGCAAAACGTACAGCTGGAGATGATAATCAAACAAGATTACTTTTACCTAATGAATTTATAATAGAAATAGGTACAAATGATACAGGTATTGCAACTATAGAAAAATTAGATGGCAGTACTTTAGGCACTTCTACTAGTATAAGTAGTGCTATCTCTCAACATCTATTTGAGTTTGATTTAATTTCTATAGTAGAAAGAAAATATGGAACTATACCAGGTTCTACTACAGCAGATAAAGTAGATTGGCTAAAAAATAATTTAGCTAGTATTATTTGTAATTGGTATGGGTATGGCAGTTGTCCTTCTGGTAATAAAGCTTATGCTAATATTTTTCAACAAAATTCATGGACTAATATTCCTACTTGGTCACATACGTTAAATATACCTAATTTAATTTCACCAAATGCTATAAATAGCACAGCTATAAGTCAAAGTATTGATTCTAATGGATTTATATATTTCTTAGCTTATACAGATGCTTCAGATGGAACAACACCAAGTACAATTTATACAGATTATATAGATATACAACTAACATTTAAAAATATATTTAGTGCTTTAATGCTAGGAGAAGCTTCACTTGATTCACATAAGGCAGATTATTTATATCAAACAGCAGGAGGAACAGCAACAGCAATAACATTAACTATTAATGAAACTTTAATTAATGGGCTTCCTGTTAATTTTATAGCTAGTGCTTCTAATAGTGGGAGTGCGACAACAATAAATAGTAAACATTTTTATAAACCCAACACAACTACTGCACCTAATTTAATTGCAGGGAAACCTTATACAGCAATATATAATTCAAGTGGTGATTGTTTTTTTATCAAAGCTAGTGCAGAGGGAAATGCTATTGCATCCCATGTACTAGCAGGAGATACATTTAGTAATGATAATGATACAGGATTAGTTGGTACTGCACCTCTAAAATCTGGTATAGCATATACACCTACTACAAGTGACCAAGTTATTACAGCAGGATTTGAAGATGGAACATGTAAAGTTAAGGGTGATTCCAATTTAGTTTCTGATAATATAGTTATTGGAAAAAGTATTTTTGAAGTAACTGGTAGTTATAGTTCAATCACACCAGGAGATAAAATTTTAATTGCTGGAACATCTGGCGGTGTTACAGATACTACTTGGAAAAAAGTAAGTTCAATACAATTAAACATTACAGGCACTTATAGAATTCGTTTTGGGTTATATTGTGGAACCACTGGTGTAACTTATACATCTTATGGAAGAATATATAAAAATGGTGTTGCTTTTGGAATACAACGGTCAATAGGTAGTACAACTCCGGCTTATTATATAGAAGATTTATTTTTTACAGCAGGGGATACTTGCGAATTTTGGGCAATGAGTACTTCTTCCGATCGTGCGGCAGTAATATTTGAGCCAGATATAAGATACAATCAAGCTCCAGTATTAATATTATAATTATAGGAAGATGATAAATTGATTGTAAAAATAGGATATATAATGGTAGAAGAAAGGCATTACAATAGAATATTTTTGCGTACACATTTATACTTATAAATATATATTAATATGTATGAGTGAGTACAAAAATGACAGATAAAATATAAAGAGATATAATCATTTCTAAAGGGAGATGGTTATAGTGGGAGAGAAGGCGGTGCGTATAAATATCACACTTCCACCAGATGTACTGGCAGAGTTTAAAAAATATGGAGCTAGAAAAGGAATTATGATTTCGCCTTTTGTTGCTGCTAAAATGAAAGAATTTATCCAGGAGGAAAAGGCTATAGAAAAATTAAAAAATGAAGGTAAACTATAAGACACTCGATTAAGAGTGCCTTTTAAATTTAAATTAAATGGAGGAATATAAATGAAGTTAGCAATTGAAAATTTAGAAAAATGTTTTAATGTTGCAAGCCATAAGGATGCTAAATATGTAGGTGTAAAAATTCAAATGCAGGGATTTCCTAAACCTGAGATTATAATAAATGAAAATAAGAATTTTGATAGTAAATTTGCTTATTATAAAAGAGCTTATAATAAAGATCTAACACTTAAAACATTTAATGGTATTAAAATAGTAGGCTTTACTTATGGAAACAGTTTTGCAGATATAGAACACAATTTAATAAATAATTAGTTCGTAATATTTAGTATGAGTATTTACTTATATCTATAAAGCCTTATAAATCAATACTTATAGAGATTTATGGATATTTTTGGCAATAGAATATTTTTGCGAACTTAAAGACTTATTGATTTAAGTCTTTTTATTTTGAAGGGAGATAATAACATGAATATAGGAAGAAGAATAGTCTATGATAGTGTAACAGGGGCTATTATACTAGATACAGGAGAAGACACAAATGCTACAGCAGAAAGGTCAGTATGGAATGGTACAACATATATCGACATACCATATGGACAAGATTCGGATAAGTATAGTAGAGCGCTAAAATATCATGTGGATATTGCAACAAAAACAGTAGTATTTGACCAGTTAGGACAAGTTATATTTGATACAGACACAAAAATAAAAACATTATTTCAAAGTTTATATGCTTTTAATGATTTATTATCTAATAATAATAAGTTAGCAACATTAAATGAAGAAATAGTGAATGCTTTAAAAACTATTGTTATAGGGAGTGGTAATTAATGGTTAAAACAACAGCATTAAGTTATGATTTTTATTATATTGGATATTTGTGTAATTATTTAACTTTAGACCAAGTAAAGCAGGGTGTAGTAGATGGAGATTTAACAAAGGATCAATATAAACAAATTACAGGGCTAGATTATACAGCATAAAACATCATAAATAGGTAATAAATTTTAGACTATATAAATAAGTAGTCTTTTTTTATTGCTTTTTCTTAGGAGGCGAGACATGAGTGCCAACATTAGTATTGGAATTGCATTTACATCTTTACTATTAACAGCCATAAGTATATTTAGACTATTTAGTAAAGATGGGAAAGAAACAGTTAAAAATTTTAGCAGAGTTGAAACAAAATTAGATGTAATAGGTGGTGATATAAAAGAAACACGTGATGATGTTAAAGCACTTAGAGTGAGACAGGAGGATATGGCAGAAAGGCTTGTAAAAGTCGAAGAGTCTACTAAATCTGCACATCATAGAATTGATGGAATAGAAGAAAAAATGAATAAGGAGGGATAAGTTTGAAATTCAAAAAGAAAATAATGTTTTTGATTATGGCACTGGCTTTTACAATAGCTGGTGCTTTTTTCATGCCACAAAATGTACAGGCTCAGGAAGTTACAAAGAATAATTTCAGTAATTTTTTTTGGGTATGGCAGTTACAAGACCAAGTTAACCAATATGGAAGTATAGAAGCTTTAATTTCACACTTAAAATCAGTAGGAATAGACAATATATGTATTAAATACCATGAAGGTTCTAGCTACTCTGGTGGTGGGGTAAACTTTAAATCAGATTATTTGAAGTATTATTCCTATTTCAAGAAAGCAGGATTTAAGGTTGGCACTTGGGGCTATAACTATTTCAATAATCAGGCTACAGAAGCCAACATAATAGTCGAAGCTTTACAGAATTCAGATTACTATATCTATGATCCAGAGGTGGATGTTTCAAATAAGTGGACAGCTTCAGCTAATGTATGTGCCACAGTTAGAAGATCAACTACAAAGCCTATTGGATATTCTAGCTTTCCTATAGCAAGTTATCACCAAGACATCCCATATGGTGTGTTTAATAAGTACTGTGACTTTGCAAGCCCTCAGATTTATTGGGGAGAGCTGCAGTGGAATAGTGATAAGGCTATAAGCAGAACTATATCTGATTATCAATCTTTAGGTTTAAACAAGCCTAGTTACCCTAGCATCCAAACATATGGAGTTAGTCAAGAAAGCTACAATGCTTGTAAAAATTATGGCTTCAAATATTTTGGCTATTGGGATTTAGACGAAGCAGATAACAATTTTTATAGTAGTTTGGGGAATTCAACTAACACTACCACTCCACAGGTTACAGACGGCTTAAAACAAAGTATTATGGCTATTCAATATGATTGTAATGTAGTACATGGTACAAGCCTTGCGGTGGATGGAATAGCAGGAGTAAAGACACATAATACGTTAAATTCTTATCCTGTAGAGTTAGACACTAACAATGTAGTAAACCAGTGGCTACAACAGAAACTAATATCTTATGGATATTTGCCTGCAGGAAGTGATACTGGTTATTGGACACAACAGTGTGTATCTGCGGTAACTAACTTACAGCATAACTGGGGATTACCTACGGATGGTGTTATTGGAAAACAGACGTGGGACGTATTCTTAACTAATTAGGGAGCTGTAAAAGGCTCTCTTTATATTAAATAAAAATGGAGGAAAATAAAATTATGGGAAATGTGTTTGTTATAGCAGGAACAATAATTGCAGTGGTAGGAGCTATATTCCTAATTGGCTATTTAAGATATAAAAAGGTTGATATACCTGGATGGTTTAAGAAAATAGAATCAGCACTAAGCGATATAAAAGATGTGACAGAAGTACTTGAAAATAATACTACCGGAAAATATCAAAAAACAATGTCTCTATTGGATTTAACAGAGAAAACGGCTCTAAGTGTAGTAAAAGGTGTTGAAAAGAAATATTTATCGGGTGATGTTTCTAAAGAGGATAGAAAAAAAGTTGCAGTACAAAGCATAGAAGATTTTCTAATAAGCCAAGGGATAAAAGTTTCAGATGAATTGAAAAATTTTATTGATGTAATTGTATCTGATGCAGTAGACAAAAGTGGTGTAAGTGATACTAATAAACAGATTGATGCAAAAGTAAGCTCTATAGAAAAGCAGCTAGAAGAAACAAAGTCTAAATTAAATGAAACTATAAATGAAAATACTACATTAAAAACTACTATTACATCATTACAAAATAAATTTGCTACAGCCCAGAACATTTTTAATCCTGTGGAAAATGCAGCTACAGCAGTACAAAATACAACAGTTGCAAATAATGCAACAGTTACAGCAACGCAAAATAATACACAGAAATAATTAAAGAGCCTAGGTGGGAGAAATTACTCACCTAGGCTCTATTTTTGTTCTGGTTCTCCATATAGTCTCTTCATAGCTGCTATAGTTACCTTCCAGTCTCTTCCTTCTTTCTTACATTCATCTTTTGTAATTCTTCCGTCAAATATAGCACGTCTAATTGTACTATCTTTTAATCCCCATTTTTTTGTGGCTTCCGTGGCCAAAATAAATTCATGCTGTTCAAAATATTCCTCATTTTCTACATCTATGACAGGTTCAAACTTCCCTTGCAAAACTTTTCTAGCTCCTTCTATTTCTTCCTTTAGATGCTTTTCTCTTCTTTCACTATAGAGATTTAAATTTTGATGCATTTCCTCAAGTTTTTTAGCCTGATCTTGTATTTGATAATCGAGTGCTCCGGCAATAATATCAAATTCTTCTCGAGTAAGTTCCAATTGCATATTAATTCTCCTCCAATTCTTTTATCGGAATATAAGCAACCTTTTCCATGTTTTCAGTACACCAACTTCCATTCATACCAGAAAAAAATCCATCTTCATGCGATAATATTTTACATTTAACGCCATCTACATTTCCGTCACGATCGGAGTAATAAGATACCTCCCTAGCAACAGGCCTTGTACATCCACAGTTGTTTTCATCATCCCAATAGTCCTCTACTGTCTCCATTTTCTTTCTCATTTCTTCATATTCTTT